TGTACTTCATCGAGCATCGACCTAGCTAAGCAGCTAAGACGGGCAATTTTCCATGTGATTCTTTGGCGGCGGATTGTGACACAGAAAATCCCCCACCCATTTCTGAGTGGGGGATTTTCTGCCCATAGGAGTGGTTTATGCAGCGGTAAATTCTGGGTAGTTGGCTCTCAGTGCTTCGAGTGCTTCGGCGTGGGTGTTTGTTTCTCCTATGTCATTATTCCATATTGCGCTTGAGACAAATTCGTTAGCTAGTCGGGCAAGACCTAGCAGCATCAGGTTATGAATGTTTATCTGGTCGTAATCGTTGTTGTCTGGCATGTACTCGCCGGGCTCAGGGCACCCCGCTTCGATCCACTGCTGTCCTATGTCGCGGTAGTAGACGGGCAGCCAGCTATCGGCCAGCTCTTGAACAGTGTCGCTAGGGTAGAGTGCTTCGGGGTCGTGGCTGAGACCGTCCACTAATGTTTCGACTATATCTTTTTCTTGCGCGTAGCTTAGTTGGTCAGACATTATTCTTTCCTATCGGGTGTGGTTAGGTGCGGGTTGTAGTTGTCATCTGCCCAACGTTGGGCATCTGACCATGCGGTCTCGCCGGTGAATTTTTTTACACAGTAACCGGCAGCATCTTCGACACTTGCGCTGTACTCATCTGAGAAGACACGGTACGGTCCGGTGCCATATGAGAAGCTATGGTGCTCTGACATTTTTCTCCTATTGGTTGGAGCTCTTATGAGCTTGTAATAATTGTACCATAGTTTTAGCGTACTTTATTAGGGTGTGTGAGCACTTGGGCAAACTGGCAGCACACAAACAATTTTCCATTTGATTCTTCCCCCGCGTGATTACCACACACCGAGGTCTGATAGTACGGCCAGAGTGTACACGAAGAAAAAGGCGGCAAGTGCCGCCTTCTCCCCGCGAGGTGTGATTCTCATACGTCACAATCGTGGCCATAGGCCCATTCCTCGGAATCAACCTCATCGAGCAGATCGAACACGCGATCACACTCTACGCAAGTGGCAGTGGTGGGAATATACATTATTTCTCCTAATGGTTGTGGGAGTGCCGCCACACCCCCGATTGAATGGTTACTTAGTGAATCCCACTGGCATCAGAATGACGGGACGTGCCATTAGCCGCGAGTCGAAACACTTGTGACAGAATACGCTGGTGTGCTCTCCATCACCGTTACTTGCCATTGCCATTTCCGCTGATTGCTCACAGCGGGCACAGATTGCGATCATTTCATTTCTCCTATGGTTAGGCGGCCAAGTGGCCACACCTAATAATACCATAGATTAGCGTACCCGCCTAGCAGCTCCCACGATTCTTTTCTAGCGCGAGATCACTGGCCTACTCTCGCAGCGATACCTACCCTGAGAGATTCCTGTGAGTTTCCTATGAGTTTCCTATGAGGCGGCGGGTTTGAAAAAATGATGTTGTATGCCTTATGACCTTTCTTCTATTTGACCCCTACTCCGTCTCTAGCCCTGACTTTGTATCAGTACGCTATCTTTCCCCGATGTACACTGGGGACGCTAATCTATGATACGCTAGGACTCTACGGGAAGAGGACGCATGTTGGAGACCGACACGATTTACCACGAGAACTGCCTAGACACGATGGGGAAGATGCCTGATGGGTGTGTAGACCTCACAGTCACTTCTCCTCCCTACGACAACCTTCGGGAGTATGACGGCTACGAGTTTGATTTTGAGGGGATAGCTAAAGAGCTCTATCGGGTGACTGCTGATAACGGTGTGCTGGTGTGGGTTATTGGCGATGCCACTATCAAGGGTAGTGAAACCGGGTCGTCTTTTCGGCAAGCACTTCACTTTATAGAGCTGGGATTCAAGTTGCATGACACCATGATTTTTGAGAAGAATTCGAGCACTTTTCCTGCAAGAGCCAAGGGGAGCAGGTACACCCAGATTTTTGAATACATGTTCGTGTTTGCTAAAGGGGACGTGAAAGCGAATTTGATATGCGATAAGCCGAACAAGTGGGCGGGGTATAAAGATTTTTCGGGGAAGTTGAAGAACCCAGTGCCTGACTTCTCACCCCGCAATAATATCTGGCGCTACGTCACGTCCTTCAACGGAGTGAAGCACCCAGCACCTTTTCCGGAGCAGTTAGCTGAAGACCACATACTGTCGTGGTCCACACCAGGCGATATCGTGTATGACCCTTTCATGGGCTCCGGAACGACAGCTAAAATGTCAGCTTTGAATGGCCGTAACTTTATAGGGAGCGAGTTGAGTGCTAACTACTGTGTTATTGCTAACGAAAGGTTAGAAGCATTAGAAGGACGCTAACCCAGCTGTGCTATTCTTGGATCATTAACACCTGCCCCTCTGCCTTCGGGTACGGGCAGGTTTTCTTATGTAAAGAAGACCCCTATAATTTTGCATGTCAAAGAAACGTGTCAAAATCTTGGACATGTTTACGACACCTAGTAGTATCTTGGGTATGTCCAGATTTTATGAGAACCCTCGTAACCAGCCTTCTGTAAGGCCCCGGTTTTCTTTGGCCCCTCAGACACGGCCTGATGCTGAACCTCCTAACCAGACGAGGACGTTACAGTCGGGTCCTCCTAACCAGACGAGGACTGTTCCCCGAGAACCTCTGCCAGGATTCTTAGAAACGCTAGGTAATCTTGTGGGCGCAGCTAACCCTTTGAGTAACTATCGTAATGTCGGGGAGTCCACTATAGGACTTGGTGTGGGCCGGGATCAGGCGAACGTGTATGCCCCTCAGACGACAGGAGCTATTGCTGACACCGGGAGTGCGGGGTTGGGGGACGTGGCGAAAGATTTGGGCCTTATGGCGGTAGGAGGTGTCGCGGGTAAGGCAATTGGGGCGGGTCTCGGCATGGCGGGTAGGGCAGGTAAAGAGTTTGTTACGGACCCCACAGTGCAGGCACGAACAAACGCTTTGATGGGCAGGATGTACCACGGTAATCAAGGAGCTCCTTGGGAGGTTGCTATTAATAGACCTCTTAACCAAAGAGATAATTGGTTTAAAGGAGATTTATTTGGTACTCCTAATAGAAAGTTGGCTAAGACCTACGCTTCTCAAGGCTCTGAACCTACATCTTCAAGCATGAGGGCTTTGGGTAATCTGCCTAAAGATTTGAAGGTTTTAGATTTGATGCCAGGGGGCAAGTCGGTAGCCGAGCAGAGTCCTGGGTTAGCAGAAGCTTTGGGCAAGCTTGCTTCAGGTTTTGACAATTTAGGTAGTTTTAATCGACACAGCCCTTTAACCAATCTTCCTGACGATACTCTTAGGGAGCTTATGGCAAAGTTTGGGTTTAATGGGCTACGGCACGTTTCGGGGCAGGGAAGTGCAACTCCCAAAGGTAGTTTAGCTAAGCCAGTGTATGCGTTCTTTAACCCGGCGGGGATGACCTCAAAACCTGCATCTCCGGGAATATCAGATATGCCTGGTGTTGCTCAAGTGTTTAATTCTCCTAGTCGTTTTATGGACACTATTCAAGAAGGGTTCGAGAAAAAAGCGCGTACATTGCCCGATAGGATAAATGGTCTGCCTAGTGCTGTCCAAACTTTTTTACGTAAACGCGGCCATGCTTTTGATGATGAGTATGACCAGGGGGTAGGGATGCAGAGGCTTTTACCGGGAGGGCAGGGAGGGGAGGAGATTCCGTACCGGCCTTACGACATGAAAACTTTGATGCGAAAACTAGAAGAGATGGGCCACATGACGGCTAACATTTTTTAGACAACAAGAAAGCTTTGACGCGAAAACTAGACCAGATGGGTCTCCCTGGTATGGTCCCTCCGGCGTTCTCCGATTTGTAATAAACAACGCTAAGTGTGATACGCTATTTCCTAACGACACAAGGAGAACGTATGACTAAGAACCCCTATGTCAGGCTTCGTGAGCTCTGTGGCATGTCCCAGAAGAAGTTTGCTGACAAGCATGATTTTGGCAAGATGACCATGGTGTACCTCGAAAGCGGGATGTACACGAAGGTTTCGGACAGGCAGAGCATTGCTCTTGGGAAAGAATGTGCTCAGAAAGGTATTGATGCTAAAAGATTTCTACAAGACGAGTATGGATTTTCTTCGCTTAACCAGGCTTATCTTGCGTGGAGAAGCGAGGACAGACGGGTTAGAGCTCCTTCCGTTCTGGAAAAAGCTTCGCTACATTTTGAACGCGGTGAGGATGCGTCGCCAGTGGCACAGTTCGTTACGGAAACCACGGGAAGCCTCCAAGGGTTCTGCAAGCTTCTCAAGGTCCCGAGTATCACGATGACCCGGTATATGCGAGGTGAGACGGTTAAAGTGCCGGACGCTTTACTGTCGGCTTTGGAAGATGTGAAGTATCCGCACGCACAAGCTTTGTTTGAGGCACAGGCAGCCTGGCAGGAGCAGCAATAATGGCTACGATCATAGCTTTATACCCGTTGTTTCTTATTGTGGCTTTCATTTGGGTAGCGTGTG